TGCGAAGAATCTCCTTATTGCTCTCAATGTATCTCTTATCAAGATCATTGCCGTTGAGCTGGTCAATCTTTGGAGCTTGATCACCTCCTTCAGAGAATAGGATAGTTAATCCTCCCTGTCGATCTCTCTCAGTAGCATCTGCTTTGATTCTGTCGATGATCTTCTGCTCTTCCTGTGGAGATTCAGGTATTCCGTTATTCAAAGATATCACAGCTCCTCCCTTGTAGCTGTTCACTACCTCGGAATATGTGAAATAATCCATCTCAATACCCGCCATGATCGAGGTGATAGCACCGCTGTAGGTAGGTGTTGGATAGTAGTTCGCTGTGAGTTCTTTCTTTCCGGGAATGATTCTTTGCTTTGGCCTTGTGATGGTGTACATCAGCACCTCAGTATCCTCAGAGCTCATCTTCTGAATGTTCTTATACCTCCTGTAGCCTGTCTTCAGCGGGTCCTGCTTAGCTTTGGACCAGTCATCTGACTTCTCATACCATACACCGTCTTCAGTTGCTCTGATGAGTTCAATATCAATAGGCTGACAGAACCACTTTCCTGTGACCAAATCCTTCTTAAACAGGGCCGCGTAAGCATCAGTGATCTCATTATCCCGGCAAATGATCTCGACAACCTCCTGAAGTGTGTAAGGGCTGCGGCCATTGGCCATCTGCTCTTCAGTATTCACCTGAATGCCTCCAGCTGTGATGAATTTTACCTTCTGATTAACTATTCCTGAATGCACAGGGTTATCAGAGTATAAACCCATCAAAAATTGAGGATACAGGTTATCCGTTCCCCAAAAAATAGCCCCTGTTTTTTTGTCTACTTTCTCAGTGGGAGCGGGTAATTTTGCCTCACGGTAAAGCTGTCTGATCATATATCGGTGTATTTGTGTCTGCTTCAAATGATGTATCAGGAGTTGGTTCAGCTTCAATGAGTCTCATCTTGCCATTCTCAACCAATACCCCTAAAGTGAAATCCTCAGAGCCTCCATCGGGCATCTGATAAACTTCGTATAAATAATCTCCGAGGAACTTGAAATCAATATCAACTCCCTCTTCAAGGTAAAAAAGATTATACCTCACAGTAGATAAACTCTGATCGGTAAGATAGACCAGGTACTCATAAAAGTCATCCTGATCGAGCACAAACCTGAACAGCCAGTTATTCGGCAGCATCGGAGTCGATAGCTCCGTCAATGTCAAGGCTATCGTGTTGATCTGATCCCTCTTTATTAGAATCATCCTTCTTCTTTTTTTTAGGTTTATCTTCTTTGATTAGTCCGAGCTTTACGAGTAGGGGCTTATTCGCCTCATTGACCTCGATAATACCCATCTTTGGTACTCTTACAAAATGTGCCATATAGCTACTTTAAAAAAGGGGAGGCTGTTGACCTCCCCATCTAAGTTACAAAAAAGAGTTAAAAGAATTACGGCTCCAATAATGCAGCTACAATAGTAGAGCTGATCTTAGGCGCTTTGTTCTTTTCCTTCCCATTAAACGTCAAGGTGTTTCCATTCATGTCCTCAAATGCGGTACCAGGACTTCGCTCATCCGTTACCTTCGCTCCATTAGTAGCGAAAAGCAATTCATAGGTACCGTCATTCAATTTGGCAATCAATGAATGTCTCCCTGTTGCGAGCTCCTCGATCTGAACGATCATCTCATCTGTGTTGCCGTGAAGCAATACAGTTGCAACTTGCTGACGGCCATAAGCACCGGCAGCTCTCTCACCCACAGCAGTGTCAGTGAAAGTGGAAGTTTCCATCTCAACATTTAAAGGATAGGCATATTTTCCAGCTGTCAGCGTTAACGCAGTTACCTCACCGTTAACAACGGTAAAAGTATCTGTATTCGCTGTAGCATAAACGTACCATGTATCGACTCCACCGGCCGAATCACATACGAGGCTATATCCAGAGGTTATTTCACAAGCCATGATTTTTTATCCTTTAGTTTTTTTAAAGGGAGAGCCTAAGCCCTCCCTGTATTGTTAATATTATGCCTCAGCAAGTACCAGCTTCACGAAGTACTCAGGGAATACATAAGACACACCTGATCTCCACTTAACACCGAAACGAAGTTTCTCATCAGTGTCATCGTACTTGAACTCAAACCCTTCGTAGTCACCAGCCAAATCAGTACCGAAGAACATATAGTTGTAAGGTACAGCATACATCTTCTCAGTTCCGTTCAACTGGCTGTACGCTCTCACTCGAGTGTTAGTAGTTGGAAGAATGAAAGAAGGCTCCGTTCCTGCCTCTTCAGAGATCGGGAAGTGATACTTGTTATCATTGAAGTTCTGTGCGATAATCTTACGGAAAGTCTCACGGCCACAGATGATCTCAACAGTTACATCGTTGTCGAACAATACTGAAGGGATAGCCTCATAAACTTCAAGAGCAATATCCAAAGCGTTTGCAGCTGTGATTGAAGTCTCCAAAGAGTTAGCCTCAACAAGATCACCATCGTTATCCCACAGCTTCACGAATCCATTGTAGTGAGCAAGGTCCGGGTTCAATGATGCAGTGTTACCGTTGAACATCAAATCCTGGTTCTTCTTCGCTGCCTTCTTGATGTAGTATGCTGCCATGATGTCAGCGAAAGGAGCTTCAGTGTCCTGAACATTTGCTCCGGCTGCATTCATCAGCTGTGCCCATGTACCGTTCAAATCTTCGTTACAGTAATCCTCCTGAATCTTGACACGCTTAGTTGTCAAAGTTTCGTTAGTAAGGATCACACCTCCTGAAGGAGTCCATCCACAAGAAGTTGCAGCCTGAAGAGCAGGATCAGAAGTCAATACCTTGATCTCTTCAGAACCTTTTACGTTCTCCATGATAGAGATGCGTGATGTCAAACCGGAAGCATAAACGAGATCAGTAAGCATCTGATCACTCTGTGCATCCGTGTACGGAGCAAGACCTTCAACATCATAGTCGAATCGCTCCTTTACAATTGCGTTTAGTTTTTTCATTGTTTTATTTGTTGTTAAAATTTTACTTTTTCAATAGATCACGGTAAGAAGTAGCTGCGGATGTTGCTGCCTTTGGAGCTGCTCCGAACTTCTCGCCCTTGTTGTTTACTTCGATCTCAGCCTTTAAAGATGTGATCTCCTTCTCCATTGCGATGAAACGATCATTGATTTCAGATGTCTGCTTTCTCATAGCATCGGCAACATCCACCTTCATCTCATTGATGGCATTTACTACCAATGTAGCGACATCATAAGCTGCACCCATCTCTAATCCTGTCTGCTCTGCGATGATCTCAGTTGCTTTCTCCAATGCTTCAGATACTTGCTCAGCAGGGATAGCCTCGAATTCATTCTCTGATTCAACAGCCTCTTCTTCAGGTTCCATCGTTTCAACATCAGCCACCGATGTGATAACACCGTTGCTGTCCAAAGTGATCACCTTCACTGAACCATCTTCGAGTGTTAACTCATGCTCTCCTTCAGGTGCCGGGATACGCTCCCCTTCAAGCTCGATGAATACAGCTGTACCCTCGATAAGATCACCTTCATAGAACACAGCTACACCTTCAGCTGTTACAGCCTGAGCGAACACTTCTTTCTTTGGCTCTTCTCCTCTGAAAAGGTCCCAAATACTTTTAGTTTGCTTGTTCATATTTGATTTAAAATTGATTTTGATTTTTTCAAACCATCCCTCTACTGAGAATCCTCCGAACTGTCCCTGCTTTACCTTCTCCCAAAGAGCATCATCTTCGATAAAGTAGCTGCCTATCCAGGAACCATCCTGCAAATGCATTGCTTCAAATGCTTCAGGGATGTTAGGCAGCTTCGGATCACTGTTCGATGCGATGTAGCTATCTACCAAAACAGCACCTTTCTGCACTTTCTTTGGGTCATGCATCAGGTTAAGGTTCTGATTAAAGCCATTCTTAAAGAATTTCTTCCTTATCAGCTCGATGGTTTCAGCCTTGAATATCACATAATGATCACCGAGATCTTTATCCCATCGGTAGATCGGCTGATTAGCTGCAATCATTACACCTGTTACAATACGCTTTTCATCATTGAAAGAATAACGTACTGTGTCAGCATTGAAATAGATCATTCCCTTCATGTGAGCGGGGATATCAACAAAGGAATTAAAGTCAACTCCTGTCTGATCATTCTCGTTAACACCTATCCAAAAATACTGTGCCATATCTATTAGAGTAAATTGTCAAAAAGTGTGCATTATTACCCTCCGAACGTAGCCAGAGAAGTAACCTTTTGGCTCATGGTCTGCTGTGCTGTGATCTCGGAATCGAGGACATAGACCTTATTCCCTGCCTGAGATCCTGCTCCCGGTAATCCTGCTGTGAGTGTAGTGTTGGCATTCACTTCCGGAGTAGGTACCGATGGCACTCCCTGCGATGGAGCTGGTACTGAAGCCTGTGACCCACTACCTGAACTACTGCTGAACTGTGTCTGAGCAATCTTTGCGATAT